GATTTTCAAAAGTTGTGGCCGCTAAGATAAGTTGATCCTTCGGCGCAGTCTCAATCGGTTGCCATTCGCTCATTTCAATTTCTCCGCCCGCACTTCCCGCGCCTTCGCCTTGTTGCCGCGCTCCTCAAACCAGCGGGCTTGCAGCTCCAGGTCATGGTTCATTGCGTCGCGCCCTTCTTGCGTTGCACGGCGGATTTCCGCTTCACCGCGCGCGCCTTGTGCTGCTGCTCTCTCAATACTCATTCTGCCGTCTCCAGTTCAATCAATAGGTCAATGAAGTGCCGCGCCTTCTTGAGGTCATCAATTCCGCCCTTGTCCCGCCATCTCGTCAGATACTTGATGGCGTTGCCCTCCAGAAAGCCGATGCCATTGGCATGAATGTATTGCACCGGCTGAATCTTGAGCTTGCTGTAGTGGTCGCCGCCGACCTGGCTATCTAGTGCGCTCATGCGTCTCCTTTTGATGGTTGGCCGATTGCTCGGTAATGGTCGCCGGTCGGGCCATTAGCGCCGATGATGTCAATGCGCTCAATGGTGCCGCCGCATTCCGCATCAAACTGCTCGTCTGCTTCCAAGTCAGGAATGCGCAATGGCACGCCCGCATCGGTCGGGATGCTCGGATCGTTGCGGCCGGTGCGGCGACCGGCGAAGCCGATATGGGGATTCCCATTTCGGAACCGCGCGCCCTTGACCTCCTGCCCGCCGATGATGACGCCGGCGACGGTATCCATCGCGTCGGAATAGCCCTCACGGTAGCCGCTGCGGTCGTTGCGGTAGTCGTCGTATGCCTCATCCCGCGCCTGGGTGATGTAGGCCCGCAGGCGGTCGAGCTCCAAGATCTTCGCTTGCGCGGCTTTGATGGATTCGTAGTCGCCGTGGACGAACAGATTGCCGTCCCCTGACCCGACGCCCATGCTGACGGAGGTTTTGCGCTCAAGCTCCGCAATCCGCGCATCCTTCTGCGCGTGCAGGGCGGTCATGTCCTCAAGCATCTCTGCCGCGCGCGCGAGAACCAAATCAGCATCACGATCTGGCTCTGCCGGCACGCGCATGGAAAACTCGTTGCGGCTTTCTGGCATGTTCACTACCGCCTTCGCCAACTCCCGCAAGCGTGATGCAATCATCTGCTCTGGTGTGCTCATAAGTCTCCTTAAAAAATCGGCTCGCCATCCGTATCCAGCGCGGTGGCAGGGTCACGCGGGATCATCACGCCGCGCGAGTCGTAGAGGCGCTCGCCATCGGCGGGCAGTAGGGGGCTGTTCCATTCAGTGGGTGTCATGAGAAAAATGCCCTGTAAATTGCTTTGCTGCCAGAAAATGAAAGGCTAAACACGCAATAAATCGCGTAGGTGAAGAAAAAAATGAACTGTAATGGCATGAGGAAAAACATCGTCACGATTGCCAGGGGCAATAGACCGACAAGCAAAATCAAGAATTCGGCTCGCGTATCGTCCACTTTGAGCATTGCCCAAAGTAAAAAATCAAAGCCCCAAAAAATTGGCAGATATTTTCCGCTCACTTGCGGCACTCCTTGCTCGTCTCGATCCAAGTGCCGCCATAGCGGCTGGCACACTGCGCCCGCATGTCGTTGGTGTGGACGTAGGCGAGCCACATGCCGCCCAGATACGCCAGCGCAAGGCAGGCGGCGAGGACTAGCGCGGCTTCGCGCAGGGTGAAGGTGTTGAGGGTGGGTTTGGCGTGGTCGCGCATAAGTTGGGCGCTCATGCGGCGGCCCCAATCATCTGCCAGCCCATTAACTCGGCAATTTCTTCGGTGCCAATATCCGCGAAAGGCTCGTTGCCAAAGATAGACCATCTGGTAATCCATCCAGACACCGCTCCTTCGTAAACGTATGCCGTCAGCACCGGGCAATGACCGTCAAATACGGTGATGGATGGGTATTCATTGGCCCATTCTTTCGCACTGATCCGGACGCGAAGGCCTGAGGCCAGCTCTTTCCCTAAAAATAATTTTTTCATGTCGCTCCTGTTCGTTAGTGTGTGCCGCCAACGAATAATGCCTACTCGATGAATCGTGCGCAAGTGCGGCTAGCAACTTTCCGACGAACGGCGCAACGCTGGCATGTTGCATTGTTCACCGTGACGCGGTATATTGTGCGCAGATGTTCAACACACAAGGAGCGGAGCAGATGGACTATCACGAAACGACACTGCGCGATCATCAGGCGCGCGAAGATGCGGAGATTGCAGAGGCAGCGCGTCTGAATGAGATTGGCTTGGATCGACTTGAGTCACTGGCGCGCGGCTATCTCCGCAATCCTGCGGACATTGTTGAGGCTGCGCGGGATGCTGCGGATGAGGATACTTTGCTGGCATCGCTTGCCGGGCTGGCACTTCGCATTGGCGATTTAGACACGCTGCGTAAGTGTCGCCTGAATGTTGCAGGCGCTTGCGTCTACATGGCGTATTGGAGTCTGCCCGTTGATGAGCAGAATGTCATTACCTGCGAAGAGCGCGATGCGCTGGCGGCGAAGATTGCGGAGGTGATTCCATGATCGACGACACCACGCCACGCGGCAAGGGCGATCCTGAAAAGCCAACGAGCAAACCCATGAAGAACATTTACCAGCGCATCAATGCAATCCGCAGTCAGGTGGCATACATTCAGAAGGACAAGACAGTGCAGACGTATCGCGCTGTCTCTCACGACATGGTTGTCGCCGTCACGCGGCCTTACTTCGTCTCTGAGGGCGTCATTGTTTACCCAGAGCAAGAGCGCGGTCAGATGAACGCCAAAGAGCGCAAGACGGACTCAAAAACTGGCGCGGAAGTGTGGGACGCCATGCGCCTTTACGAAGGCGCATACATGATTCATTTCGTGAATCAGGACGATCCGGCAGATCGCATCACGGTCAAGGTTGAGGCGCACGCCAATGACAACGGCGACAAGGCCCCTGGAAAGGCTGTGACTTACGCCACCAAGAGCGCGATCTTGAAAGTCTTGATGTTGGAGACTGGCGAAAATGACGAGAGCCGCATTCCGCAAGAACGCGAGCCGACCGAGGAAGAAATCGCGCACCAGACCGCGATGGCGAACATCTTGGCAGAACTTCAATCCGCAGCAATGCGCGGGATGCCAGACCTTCAAAATGTCTTCAATGCGTTGCCAAACTCAGCGGCCAAGTCGCAGGTCTGGAAAGAGCATAGCGCCATCTTGAAAGGTGCCGCAAACGCGGCCAGCAAGTCATGAGCGATAACCCGTTGCAGGGCACGCCGGAATGGCTTATGGAGCGAATCGGATGCCTTACAGCATCTCGTTTTTCAGACGCCATTGATCGGTTAAAGCCGAAGAAAGGCGAGGACAAAGGCGCGCCATCGAAGGCTTGCACGGATTACATGATGGAACTTGTTGCGGAGCGCATGACCGGCAGCGCAGCGTCTCACTTCGTGACCGATGCCATGAAGCACGGGACTGAAACAGAGCCAGAAGCCCGCAGTGCTTATGAGTGCGCTACTGGAAACTTTGTTGCGCTCACTGGCTTTCACTTGCACCCTTCAATCCAATACTGCGGCGCATCTCCGGATGGCTTGGTTGGCGATGATGGATTGCTAGAGATCAAGTGCCCAACAACTGCAAAGTATCTGCGATGGGTTGAGGCTGGCGAGGTTCCTGATGAACACAAGCCTCAGATGCTATTGCAACTGGCCTGCACAGGCAGAAAGTGGGTTGATTTTTGCGCTTACGAGCCTCGCATCAAGTCGCACAAGCATCGCCTTTTCATCCGCAGGTATCAGCCTTCGCAAGAGGAAATCCAATGCGCGGAAGCGCAAGCCGAGGACTTTCTTGCAGCAGTAGATGCACTTTTTGACCGTGTTACACAAACCCAGATGTTTAATTGAAAAGGAGCAGCAAATGGCAAAAGGCGTCAACAAAGTAATCTTGATCGGCAACATTGGAAAAGACCCGGAAACCAAGTTTTTTCCTAACGGCGACGCGGTGTGCAATGTCACACTTGCGACTAGCGAAAGCTGGACGGACAAGGCGAGCGGAGAAAAAAAGGAACGCACGGAATGGCATAACGTAGTGTTCATGCGCAAGCTGGCGGAAATCGCAGGCCAGTATTTGAAAAAGGGCAGCAAGGTTTATGTTGAAGGCTCGCTGCGCACGCGCAAGTGGGAAAAGGACGGCCAAGATCGATACACGACGGAAATCGTCGCGCAAGACATGCAGATGCTGGATGGCAAGCCCACTGAACAACATGAGCCTGCGCCGTCACGCACTGCGGCAACGCGGCCTTCGCGCACGCCTGCTGCACCGCAGCCAGGCGCTAGCGAGGGTTTCCGCGACGATGAAATCCCATTTGCCCCCATTTCCAAGCGCAAGTTGATGGCCTGCTAAGGAGACGCATGAGCAAACCAATCTACAAAGAGCAGCTAGCTGCCATGCTGGGCCTCAAGCTCAGTGGGCTGCGAGCGCGCATGTTTCGGGGGGCTGATCTGCCGATATGGTCTGAGGTCTGGCCTGCCTGCTATTGGCAACGCGCGGACGTAAGCAAGTGGCAGCGCCAGCAAGCCAAGCTCCGCCGCGAATCCATCGGCATCGCTGATTTGGCGCAGGAGATGGGTCGCACGGTCACTGCCATCCGCAGCGCTATTCAGCGCGAGCGCGGCAGGCCGATGACGATCCCGGCGGGGTTCAAGCTGGGCAATGAGTGGCGCTGGCGTAAGGTTGATGTCCAGAGGTTTTTGAGGTCGAAACAGGAGCAGGGAAAATGAGTGAAATTAAAGACGGCGGGCCTGCATTTCCGCCTAATGGAGAGTGGAAAGATCATCAAGGCATGACACTGCGCGATTACTTCGCGGCGAAAGCGATGCAAGGCTACGTGCCTATTCAAATCGATAACGACTGGTCGGATACTGACGTAGCAAAATATTCATATATGTTGGCCGACGCTATGCTGCGCGCACGGGAGGCCAAGCCATGAAACTAAAACCCGGAAAATACATGCAGCGCGACGGTGGTATTGCGACTGTGGCGGCGGTGGATGAGAGCAACGGTCACTCTCCCTGTGTTGGTTGGAACAGTGATGGGATTGTGTCGGCGTGGGGCATTTACGGGGAGTTTTCCGCCATAGGTGGGACTCACAAGCTAGACCTCATCCGCGAATACCGCGAGCCGCGTGAGGGTTGGGCTGTCATTTTCACTAATCCAGAGGATGCCGAAAAACACGCTGAGTCTCTAAATACAATGGCCTATCGCGTCCGCGAGGTGATCGCATGAGCCGTCTAATTGAAGATGTCCGCAAGTTCATGGAGTCGGCAGATTGCACCGTTGACCGCCACAATCCGAAGCAGGCCAGCCTCTACCTGGGACTCGTGGCAGAAGAGCTATCTGAGGCTATTGATGCCATCGGGACAGCGCCCACTGCTGCTCGGATGATCAGCGCATTGGCTGATGCGCTAAAGCAGCATGACGGTTCGCAGCTTGCCGATATGACGCATGAGCAGCGCACGGGCTTGTTTGACGCTGCGCTTGACATTGCATGGGTTGCTATCGGCCTTGCTTACAGCATCGGCGCTGATCCGGAATGCGGCGCAATTGAGGTGGCGCGCAGCAACCTGAGCAAGATCGGCGCTAGCGGCAAGATGGAGCGCGATGGCAACGGCAAGGTCATCAAGGGCAGGAACTACAGCCCGCCGAACTTGGCCCCGCTGGTCAGCTAAGAATCACCGCGCCCCGTTGCGCAATTCATCGGGGCGCGGTATATTTTGCGCAGGTTCACACATAACAAAGGAGCAGGATGGATTACGCGGACTTTTTGGACGTAAAAACGCAACTTGGTGGCGATCATGGGTTTGATCCGGTGTTCATTCCGGACTTTCTTTTTGACTTCCAAGCCTCTCTGATCGCTTGGGCAGTTCGCAAAGGTCGTGCGGCAATTTTTGCCGATTGCGGCCTTGGCAAAACTCCTATGGAGCTTGTCTTTGCCGAAAACGTAGTCAGAAAAACGGGCGGCAACGTTTTGATTCTGACTTGCCTTGCTGTGGCAGGGCAGATGGTCAGAGAGGCTGAAAAGTTTGGAATACAGGCATCGCGGTCTGTCGGCGGGGAGGTTCACAGCGGCATCACTATCGCCAACTATGAAAAGCTGCACCTGTTCAAATCTTCTGATTTCGTTGGCTGCATTTGCGATGAAAGCAGTATCCTGAAAAACTTTGACGGGGCAAGAAAGCAGGAAATCACCGCATTTATGCGGAAGATGAAATACCGCCTCCTTGCCAGCGCAACAGCAGCGCCTAACGACTATATTGAGCTTGGCACTTCATCAGAGGCGCTTGGCTATTTGGGCCATATGGACATGCTGAACCGATTCTTCAAGAACGATCTCAACAACAGCGCCACGGGTCGCCACATGGGTAAGCAAGCGGCTTGGAGGTTCAAGGGCCACGCGGAATCCGTTTTCTGGAAATGGGTTTGCTCATGGGCAAGAGCAATCCGAAAGCCATCCGATCTTGGCTTTGAGGATGCTCGGTTCATATTGCCGCCGCTGGTTGAACGGGAGCATTTGGTTGAGGTCAATTCAATCCCGGCGGGGATGCTTTATGCGCTCCCCGCCGTTGGACTGAAAGAGCAGCGAGAAGAGCGCAAGCGGAGCATCGCAGAGCGATGCGAGCGGGTCGCCAGTCTTGTCAATCCAACCGGGAAGCCTGCATTGGTTTGGTGTCACGGGAACGAAGAAGGCGACTTGCTTGAGCGATTGATCCCCGATGCCGTCCAGGTTGCTGGGTGCGACAGCGATGAAAAGAAGGAAGATCGCTTGATGGCTTTTGCGGATGGGCGCGCAAGAGTTCTAGTCACAAAACCAAAAATAGGCGCATGGGGGCTGAACTATCAGCACTGCAACCATGTGACTTTTTTTCCCTCTCATAGTTTTGAGCAGTATTACCAGTCTATCCGCCGTTGCTGGCGGTTTGGACAACTGCGCGAGGTCAATGTGGACATCATCACAACGGAAGGAGATTCCGGCGTTTTGAAGAACATGCAGCGCAAAGCGGCGCAGGCTGACAAGATGTTTGAACGGCTGGTCGGAGAGATGAATCAAGCCATCAGCATTGAACGCAGTAAATCCTACAACACCAAAACGGAGCTTCCCTCATGGCTGTAAAAAAACAAGTCATCACCAAAAACTATGCAATCTACAACAGCGACTGCATTGAGGTGCTAAAAGACCTTCCCTCCGATTCAATCGGGCTTTCAATCTATAGCCCACCTTTTGGCGGCTTGTATCACTACAGCTCGGACGAAAAAGACCTGAGCAACTGCGACAGCTACGAGCAGTTTTTTCAGCACTACGATTTTGTGATTCAAGAAATCGCGCGCGTCACTAAGCCGGGGCGCATGACCTGTGTGCATTGCATGGACGTGCCGACAGGAAACAGCGGCAAAGATTCATACCTTGATTTCCCTGGCGACATCATCGCGCATCACAAAGCCGCTGGATTTGACTTCAAGGGACGCCGCGCGATTTGGAAAGAGCCCCTGGCGGTTCGCTTGCGGACAATGCAAAAGAACCTGCAACACAACAACCTGTGCGAGGACAGCATCAATAGCGGGATTGCATCGGCTGACTATGTTCTTTTTTTTGCCAAGAAAGGCGAAAACGCCGATCCGGTGGCACATCCGACTGGAATGATGGAATACGCAGGGGAGCGAAAAATCCCGGCTGAACTTTTGCCCTATCGCGGGTGGACAGGAAAGCAAACGGAAAACCGTTACTCACATTGGATTTGGCGTCAATACGCTTCCAGCTTTTGGGACGACATCCGCATGAACCATATTTTGCCGTATGAGAACGCCGGTCATCCTGACGACGAAAAGCATGTCCATCCGCTCCAACTGGATGTCATTGATCGCTGCGTAACGCTTTACAGCAACAAGGGCGACACCGTGTTGACTCCATTTATGGGTGTTGGGAGTGAAGTGTATTCGCCAGTCTTGCTTGGCAGAAAGGGCATAGGCATTGAGCTAAAAGAAAGCTATTTCCGGCAAGCAATGCTGAACGTGGATGCCGCCGAAAAGGGTTACAGGTTCAACTTGCGGACTGGTGACCTGATTGAGGCGCTTGAGGCCAAAACCGGGGCAATGGATTGAACTGCCCATCCTGCCGCCAGCCAGCACCACGCCACGCGGCAGGATGCACATGGTCAATCGCCCACATGCGCCGTTGTCTGATCCACACGCTCGCCAATGCCTCGCCTGAGTGGGCGCAGGAGTGGCGGGACGTGATGGTTAAGCAGGGGCGCAGTGATGAAGTAGACAAGCTGCGCGAAGAAGTGCGCGCATACAAAACCAATCAAGGAGCTTTGCCGTTATGAATAGTCGTCAACAGGTTTACCAGTGGCCGTCCATTTATCGCGACCAGGCCCGCGAGATGCGGGACAAGGGCCGCACCTATCAGCACATTGCCAATGCGCTAGCCACGCGCCACAAGCTCAAGAGCCTGAGTCATTGGACGGTGCGAAGCTGGCTTGATCGCGACAGCGCCAAAGCGCGCACGCCATGACCCGCACTCACGTAGCCCGCTATCGCCTATCTGGCCCAATGGCAGGCGTTGTCGTCATCCTCAAGCAGATCATGGGCGCGCATCTCTGGCGCATCGTGTTCCACGTCCAGCTTACCAATGGCGAGCGGGAGACGAACACGGTCAACATTGATGAGCCGATCCCGCTGATGGCGCTGCAAGGCACCTGTGCGCGCATCATTGACGAGATGTTCAAGGGCCGGGACGTCATGGCAACATCGGCGGGGTGGGATGTTTACTTGGTTAAAACGAAAGGAGCTAAAGCATGAGTGAACAAAAAGATATGCGCATCGCTGAACTGGAATCAATGCTGCGAGACAGTCTGACGCGTGAGAAGGAAATGGTAGATCGCGGAATGAAAAGGTCGCTTGATCACAGCAAGGCCGTTGATGATTTGCTGGCTATGATGGAAAAGAGGGATGCGCGAATTGCGGAACTGACCGCGCAGGTTCAGGGAAAGGAGTTTTTGGAGAGCCTGAGCGCGACGACTGTTGTCGGGATCGCAGAGCTTGAGGCGCTGCGAAAGGATGCGGAGAGGTATCGGTGGCTGCAATCTCTTGATGGAGTCTATGATTGTGATGAGTTAATCCCCGGCGGATATGGGTCTCTCGATGTTTCTTTTTGGCACGGGAAGCCAACGCTTGACGAAGCTATAGACGCCGCCATGGCGCAGGAGAAATCCGCATGACCCTATCCGAAGCCCGCGCTATTTTGAAGGCGCATAACGACTGGCGGCGCGGATTGCCGCCATATGATGCGCCATATCCTGTTCCAGAGCCGCATTTGCCGAGCCAGGTTGGGATTGCCATTGATACGATCTTGGCCGCACCGTCTGAAGCCCCTGATGGGTGGCAATTGGTGCCGAAAGAACCGACCGAAGAAATGTGGGGCGGACTTGCTCGAAAAATGTTCCGCGCTTGGGATTTAGGGGCTTTGAAACCGCGAGATTTTCTTGATTCACTAGGGGAAAAGCTACCCCAATGGCTGCAAGATGAAGGTGAAATGAAAAACCTAGACCATGTCCCCAGCAAAGGAACCCGCGTAGTTATCGTGTGGAGGGCAATGCTCGCCGCCGCACCCAAGCCATGAAGCAACCACTCCGCACATGGCCCGCAGCGAAGCTCGAATCCGCCGCGCAGCGGGCAGCAGATGCGCTGTCCGCTACTCCACCAGCATCGCGGCGGAGTGCGTCGCTCAAGGGCTGGATTACGCGGTATAGCTCGCAACGGTTTAGGGTTGCTCAGAGGGGGTTGGAGATATGATCCTCTGCGCGATTGACCCAGGCGTTAACACCGGCTACGCAGAGCTAGCAGTCGGCAAGCTAATCCGCGTCGAAACCATGCAGATTCACGAGGCCATTTTTCGCATCGAGGATTTGCGCAAGCAATCGCGCATCGTTGTCGTATTTGAGGACGCCCGCCAGCGTAAGTGGTTCGGCAAGGCAGGACGCGAGCAACTGCAAGGCGCTGGCAGCATCAAGCGCGATTGCACCGTCTGGCAAGACTACCTGCAAGCCGCTGGCGTGCCATATCTCGCCGTCAAGCCGAAAGCAGGTGCTACCAAGTGGACAGTGGAATATCTTGCACAGCAGACAGGCTGGACAGCGCGCACGAGCGAACATGCCCGCGACGCTGCTGCGTTGGCATGGCTGCATCGGCACTATGCGGAGGCGCTTGCAAAGTAGCGCAAGACGTTGCACTATTCATCTGCCCCGTTAACGCGGGGCAGCTTTCAAGGATGGCGGTTTTGGAGGGTAGCTAGTTCATCGGACGCATTCCCGGATTTTCCGGAATCGAGTGCCCAGCTGCTGAGTGAAGCCGCCATCGCTTGAAAGCGGAATGCGCAGGCTGATGCGCGGCCACGGACTCAGAAATGAGCACAGCGCGGGTATGGCCGGAAACAGTGACCGTCTAAAGCCGGGTATCAGCACTGGCCCGCTTTCTTCAATCATCCCTCGGACGCGAGCCGCAAGGCAGCGCCCCAGCCGGGGCTTTATTGCACAAAGCACTCCATGAGTTACAATAATCACGATCCATCGGTCGCGGGAACTGCAACGACTTAGACCAGGCAACTGAGACGAGGAATAGCTGCCCTAACCAGACGCCGCTCTTTCGCTCTAACGATTGGGTGGCTTTTTTATGTTTCCTTCACTATCGGCGGAAACAACCGCTCAAAATCCTACCCACTTGCACCAAGCTGCGTCATCGATGGCGGGGCTTTTTGT